ACACACCGGAAGAGGACCGAAACCGGGAAGCTACCGGAGAATTTGATATTGGAGAGGACGAAATATCCACCTACGGGCAGAACGTCCAGAAGCGGATCAGACAACTTTCCAAGAAAATGCATGATTTCCGCCGAGAGAAAGAGCAATATTTGCGGGAAAAAGAAGAGGCGATGAAGTATGCCCAAGCTGTTGTTGAACAAAATCGCCTGTACCAGGAACAGCTCCAAAGGGGTGAAAACATACTCCTTGAGAGTCATAAGGACCGGATTAATGCCCGTATTGCTGAAGCGGAACGTGATTACAAGGAAGCGCATGAGAGCGGGGATACCGACAAAATGCTGGCGGCACAGAAGAAGCTCGCTCAGTACACGGTGGAACAGCGTGATGTAACCAATTACCAGCCCCGCTACAGCCCTGAACAACTTCAACAATTCAAGGCTTTACAGCAACAACAAAATCGTGTACAACAGCAACAAGAAATCGTACCGGACGAGCGTACAAAACAATGGGTTTCTAAAAACCAATGGTTTGAAACCAATTTAGTTTTACGCAATGCCGCACTTGGTGTTCACCAAGAACTAATGAATGATGGGTACACCCCTGGTTCACGGGAGTATTTCGAGCAAGTCGATGCTCGCATGAGAGAAGCTTTCCCGAATAGGCCAGAATTCAGGTCCAAAACGCCTGCAAATGTCGTTGCTCCAGCGTCGAGATCAACGGGTTCGACGAGAGTTAGATTAAGTAGGACGGCGGTGGAAACCGCAAAACGACTTAATGTGCCTCTCAAAGAATATGCCGAACAAATGATGAAACTTAACCAGGAGCAAAGAAATGTCTAATCGCACACCTCGTGAACTCGAAACACGCCAAAACTCAGGTAAAAGGTGGACACCTCCAAGTCTTTTACCAACACCGATTGATGATCCAGATCATAAGTATCGCTGGGTTCGTACTTCGTTTATGAACCAGCCTGATGACCGAAATCTCTCATCAAAACGGACCCAGGGATGGGAAGCAGTCCGACTGGAAGATCATCCCGAATTGCAGACTTACGGAAAAAATTCCGGCAATGTAGAAATTGGTGGGTTAATGCTTCACAAAACGCCAAATGAGCTTGTAGATCAGCGTAATGCTTACTACAAAAAGTTCACCGCAGATCAGGCGGCGGCTGTGGATGCAACCCTAATGCGAGAAAACGATCCTCGGATGCCTATGTTTAGTGAGCGGAAATCGACCACAAGCAGAGGAACAAGAGGTTAACCCTTTGAAGGAGTAAGACATGGCTTCAGTTGCCTCCCCTTACGGCCTTAACCCAATCAACCTGATTGGTGGACAGGCCTTTAATGGTGGCGTTATTCGGGAGTACAAAGTTGCTTCCAATAATATTGCCGCTATCTTCAATGGCGATTTGGTGGTTCTCAGTAGTGCGGGTCTCCCCTCTGCTGTGAGCGTCACACCTACCGCTATTAAGATTCCCTCAACATCCGCAGATGCGACTGCTGGTATTGTTGGCGTTTGTGTTGGCGCTCGTTACGTCGATGCAACGGGCGTTGTTCAATATGCGAACTACCTCCCTGCCAACAGCATTACCGCTGGCTACACCGATGTTTGGGTCCGTGTGATGGACGATCCCGATGCGCTCTTCCAGGTTCAAGGAACAGCCGCTCTCGGCACGTTCAACAGCGGCACAGACGGCTCGGGATGGCCCGGTGCAGTCGGCAAAAATGCCGCTCTTGGTTTTGGAACCGCTGGTAACACAAAGACTGGAAAGTCAGGTGTCAACCTTGTGGTTGGAGCAAACGGCTCATCTCTGGCGGCGACTTCAACTTTGGCGGTTCGCATTGTTGATGTGGTTGACGGGACTCAGACGGATGATTACCCCGAGTTTATTGTTAAGCTCAACGTGGGTGTTCATTCCTATACCAACTCACTCGGCGTGTAAGGAGTTAAAAAATGGCTATTTCACGTTCCCAACAGCTAAAAGAACTCCTCCCAGGTTTAAACGCCTTGTTTGGTTTTGAGTACAAGAAGTACGAAGACCAGCATAAGGAGATTTTCGAAACTGAAAACTCCGAGCGTTCCTTCGAGGAAGAGACCAAGCTTTCTGGCTTTGGCTCGGCTCCCGTTAAGTCGGAAGGCGCTGCCATTGCTTATGACAATGCTCAAGAAGCTTGGACCGCTCGTTACAACCACGAGACCATTGCACTTGGTTTTGCGATTACTGAAGAAGCCCTGGAGGACAACCTCTATGACTCTCTCTCGGCTCGCTATACCAAAGCCTTGGCCCGTTCAATGGCGAACACCAAACAGGTTAAGGCCGCTAACATCCTGAACAACGGGTTTGATAGCGCCTACACCGGCGGTGACGGCGTTGAACTGTTCTCTACCGCTCACCCCTTGGTGTCCGGTGGCACGAACTCTAACGAGCCAACCACCCCTGCTGACCTGAATGAGACCTCCCTTGAGGCCGCTATCATTCAGATCGCCGCTTGGACGGATGAGCGAGGACTCTTGATTGCGGCTAAACCCCGCAAGCTCATTATTCCTCCCGCTTTGATGTTCGTTGCAACCCGCTTGCTTGAGACGGAACTCCGTACAGCAACGGCTGACAACGACACCAATGCGATTCGTGCAATGGGTGCTATCCCCGAGGCCTATGCTGTCAACAACTACCTGACAGACACCGATGCATGGTTCATCCGCACCGATGTTCCTAACGGCCTTAAGCACTTCGTTCGCACGGCGCTCAATACGTCGATGGACGGTGACTTTGATACCGGCAACGTCCGTTACAAAGCCCGTGAGCGTTACAGCTTTGGCTGGTCAGATCCTCTGGGCATGTTCGGGTCTCCCGGCGCAGCCTAAAGGCAAAGAAAAAGGGGAAGGCAACTTCCCCTTTTTTTATTAAGCGTTTAAACTATCAATACTAGGATTTTGGCCCGTGCAGACTGACCTAGCAGACATAGTAGTGACGGCACGGGGATGTGCTACTACACGAAAGGATTGACATGGCTACGACCACCTTTACCGGCCCAGTAGTTTCAAACAATGGTTTTGTTGGAAACATTACTGGCGCTGTTGCTACCACAGAATTAACAGCCGCTACAACGCTGACTGCCGCTCAAAGCGGAACCGTTTTCTTCTTAAACGCCGCAACTGAGTTTGCAACGACCCTCCCAACTCCTGCCGCTGGTTTGTCCTACACATTCATTGTGAAGGCCGCTCCCTCGGGTGCAAGCTATACCATCGTAACCGCTTCAAGCGCAAACATCATTAAAGGTGTTCAAGTAACCGCTGAAGATGCTGGTGGTTCTGGCGATTCGGGTACGGCTGATGACACCATCACCTTTGTGGATGGTCAGGCTGTTGCGGGTGACACGGTGACTTGTATCAGCGATGGTACTTCTTGGTTTGCTTACGCTACGACGAAACTTGTTGCTGGACTTACATTCACACAAGCTTCTTAATTAGGAGGCTGTTATGGCAACGATGCAGTATGATGTTTGGTCGGTTAAGATCGGCTCAGACGCAGATTTTTATGTAGCGGAAGACACCTACGCAGGGACGCTTCCTCTGTCTCTGCCTATCTCCAATACCACTCCAGGACGCAACGGATACGGCTATAAAGTATCCATTACCTCTGTAAATGATGAGACTGGGGTAGGGTTTACCATTACAGGCACAAAGGTTGGCGACATTGGCGGCAATACTGTCACCGAAACGGTTGCTGGTTTAAACAACAACACAGCCTATTCAACGACCTATTTCTCGTCGGTGCAATCCATTTCCATTAATGCCAACACCACCGCCAATGTGACTATCGGCTATGGCGGCGATCTGGCATTGCCCCGCACACGGGTCAAGGGCTTGTACTACATTGCAAGCGCCAATGCTGGATCAATTGCCATTACACCGAATAGCTCCACCATCCCGGTGCTTGACATTGCAACCCCTGCCAACAACGTGGTGGTCAATAGCCTTTATATGGCGGCTGAAGGCGTGTTAACAGCCAACGGCTCCAGCAAGGACTATGCGGTTGTCACCAACACGAATGTGACATCCGTCACACTTATCTGTGGCTAATCATGGCTACGAAGCCCATTTCCAAAAAGACGATGGCCTGCAACAAGCCGAGGGCCACGCCAAACCATCCCAAGAAGTCTCACGTTGTGAAGGCTTGCGAGGGCGGTAAGGAAAAGATCATTCGTTTTGGTCAGCAGGGCAAGAAAGTTGGGACCGTGAGCGGAACAGCCGGGAAGCCCAAAGCGGGTGAATCCGAAAGGATGAAGGCCAAAAGACGAAGCTTTAAGGCCCGACATGGCAAAAACATAGCCAAAGGCAAGATGTCTGCGGCTTACTGGGCGGATAAGGTGAAGTGGTAAATGGAGATGATGCTATGGAATTTGGCTCTTTCAGCCATTGTCACGGGTATGGGATTCTTGCTTAAAAGCAAGTTTGATGAAATCCAGCGCCTCGGGATCTTGTTGAACAAGACAAGGGAAGAGGTGGCAAGGGATCACATCACCCGAGCCGAAGTCAAAGCTGATCTCAAAACCATCCAGGAGCATTTTGATCGTGGGTTTAAACGGCTAGAAGACAAAATTGATTCCCTGGCGGAAAGGAGATAACGATGGTTATCGGCAGACAAGATCAAAGAACCCAAATGTTTGGAGACCGTATTGAAGCTAATCGACCCATTACCGATCTTACTAATCGTGCTGGCATGTCTGGCTCTCTTTTAGGCACTCTCGCCCGTGCGGCAGAGATGGGCCAAGAAGAGAAAAAGATGAAGAAGGGCGGCAAGGTTGAGAAGGTCATGCGGGAGTTTAAGAAGGGCAAGCTTCACTCAGGCAGTAAAAAAGGCCCGGTTGTGAAGAGTTACCAACAGGCAATTGCCATAGCCCTTTCTGAAGCAGACAAATCCAAACAGAAAAAGATGTCCAAAGGCGGCAGAGTAAACGGTTGCAAAATCATTTAATTAAGGAGTTCAAAATGAAAAAGGGTTATATGGGCGGTGGCATGATGGATGAGGGCAAAATGATGGGCCGTATGGGCCGTGGTATGGCAAAAGCCGACATGCAAAAAGAATCAGAAATGAAAGAAATGATGTCCAAAGACAAGATGAAAAT